GTCAATGGTGACCAAGACGCGTTACAACACGCAGGACTGGGACTCATTCAAGAAGTTTATTCTTGAGCATGAAGTCGTGGACTTGTTGGAGAAACGCATCGCGCAAACCAACATGGCACGGTATCTCGAAGAGAACCCGGGCTCTCTCCCGCCGGGCTTGAACTCTGTAACGGAGTTTGAGATTCGCGTAACTAAACCAACTAAGTAAATTTATCATGACAAATATCGCACTATTCAACCCATCCAATGTTCCCTCATTCGTACGCAACCACGAGTTATCTGAGACAGCCAAAGCCCTGACGGGCGGCGGCGTAGGCAACAGCACACAGCGCATCTCCATCAAAGGTGGTGTGTTCCGTTTGCTGGCCGGTGGCAAGGAAATTGCCGCTATCGACGAACGCTTCTTGGACGTCGTCATCGTCAAGGCTGCCCCCAAGGTCAGCCGCATCTTCTACGCTAAGTCTTATGACGGTGATAACATCACTGGCCCTGACTGCTGGAGCAACGATGGTGATCGTCCAGACGCATCCGCTGAGAACAAGCAAGCGGTGTCTTGCATGTCATGCCCTCAGAATATCGCAGGTTCAGGTCAAGGCAACAGCCGCGCCTGCCGCTACCAACAACGCTTGGCTGTGGTGCTTGAGAACAACATTGAAGGTACAGTATTGCAGTTGACTTTGCCCGCCACTTCGGTGTTTGGTAAGGAAGACGGAGATAAGCGCCCATTGCAAGCCTTTGCTCGCAACTTGGCCATGCAGAACCCGCCTATCAGCCCTGAGATGGTTGTGACTCGTATGAAGTTCGACACGAAAGCAGAAGCGCCCAAGTTGCACTTCGCGCCCAATCGTTGGTTGACTCCAGAAGAGTACGAGATCGTCAAGGCTCAAGGCGAAAGCGATGACGCCAAGCGTGCAGTTGTTATGACTGTCGCCGCTTCTGATGGTATAAAGTCTGCCCCTGCCCCTTTGAAGATCGAAGGCAAGCGCCCCATGGGTGAGTTGACCAAGGAAGAAGACGCCCCAGCATACGAGCCGATCGCGGCCAAGGCCGCTAAAGCGAAAGCCAAGCCTGCTGAAGTTGAGGAAGATGCTGAACCAGAAGTCCGCAAGGAGTCTGCGAAGCCGTCGGCTGTGCCTGCCAAGAAAGGTAAGCTGGCTGACATCGTGTCCGATTGGGACGATGAGTAATTGAATCGGGGGCTGTTAAGCCAGCGTTCGAGGATGGTAATTTGCAGATTTTCTGGCTTTCTCCTGCAACACGTTAACGCCCAAATCGAAGCCCCCACCTAAAACACTATGGCCTATTCACAAAAAGTAATTGACGCAGTGATGGCTGCAAAGAAAACGCCCGGCAATCAGCTTGGGCGTTGGGCGATCTATTTGGATTTCCCTGTGACGAAGATTGCTTATGCGCTCGGGGTCACACGCCAAACTGTGTACAACTGGTTTGAAGGTAAGGATGTTTTTGTCGCGTATCAAAACCGCGTAGAACTCCTCTTAGAAATAATGAAGTCCTCAAAGGACGCACAACAAGCATGGAGAAGAATATGCAAGGAATACAACCTAGAACCCTGACCAACAGGGAGTTCATTAACTTTTGCGCTGATGCAATGGTTGATCTTCACGGTATGCCCAAAGACTGGCAGAAAGAATTGCTACGCCGGTTTATAGCACTTGCCCCTTTAGACGAACACCCGTTCATCGACCCAAAACAACAAAACCTTTTCTGATTAAGGCGGACAAACATGGAACCGCTTGAGTTTGTAGCGGCTGTTTTGCCACCGCCCGGAAATGGGCGTTATTGCGTGGTGGAACTTTCAAGAAAAAAAGAACACGTTTATGTTCACACACTGGAGGAAGCACAACCTGTCATTGACAGATGGAAGAAGTCGGGCGAAGACATTTACTTTGCGTTAGGTACGTTTGGGGAAGGCGAGAACAAGCGGACTGCTGAAAATGTGCACATGGTCAAGACCTTTGCCATCGACGTAGATTGCAACCATCCCAAAGACTTACCGGATGCAGAGGGCAACGTCAAGCCCAAGGCTTACGCAAGTGCAAAGCTGGCGGCGCAGGCCATTATGAAGTTCACCGAAGACACTGGGCTGTCCGCACTGGGCGACCCATGGATGGTGGCGTCTGGCGGCGGTGTGCACGCATACTGGCCGCTAACCGAAGCCGTGGATGTCAACGAGTGGAAGCCTGTGGCCGAAGCGTTCAAACGCATGTGCTATCAGAACAAGCTGGACATCGACCCCACAGTAACGTCTGACGCATCCCGTGTTCTGCGCATCCCTGACACCATCAACAAGGGCATCAAGAACAAGAAGCGTGTGCGTGAGCAGACTAACGTGCGCTTCGTAAGCGAAGGCGCTGTTTTTGAGTTGGCCGACATCCGTGCGGTGGTGGAGAAAAACCTGATCGGTACGCAGTATGAAGTCCAAGCCAAGCAGCCTAGCAATGTGGTTGAACTCCCCGGTACTAGGCCAGCCGCACCAAGCGCAGGTCAGGTCAAGTTGTTTGAGAATAGTGTTACGCGCTTCAAGAACATCGTGGTCAAGACCCGTGCCGGTACAGGCTGTGGCCAGATCGCGCACTACGTGGAGCACGCTGACGAAGATGGGATGGAACCCCTGTGGCGCGGCATTTTGTCTTGGACGAAGGTCTGTGTAGATGGCGAAGGCGCATCGAAGTGGATCAGCGACATGCACCCGTACAGCGAAGACCGCATGCGCACCAAGCTGGCAGAGATCAAAGGCCCCTACCCCTGCACCAAGATGGACTCGGAAAACCCCGGTGTTTGCCCAAGTTGCCCACACTGGGGGAAGATTACAAACCCGCTAGTATTTGGCCGCGACATGGCGGTGACCACAGTTGAGAGTGTGGTGGAGTTGCCCCGCGTTGCAATGGACGAGGAAGTCAAGAAAGTGCTTCGCCCTGAAGCACCCCGTGGCTACGCTTATGGTGAGCGCGGTGGTATTTTTATTCAGAAGGAAGACGAAGATGCGCAGGGCAACAAAGTTACACGCAACGTTTTAATTATTCCCTACGATCTTTTCCCTGTGGACATCCTGAGCCACAACGGGGAACACACAGTGCACTTCATGGCCATCAGGCGTGAGGGCGTACAGAACATCACGATGGCGCAAAAGGCTGTTGTGAGCCAAGACGAAACAGTCAAGGCACTAGCCAACCAAAATATTGTGGCGGCTTTTGGTCGAGGTAATGATAAGAACTTGTTTGACTACGTACGTGCAAGCGTGGAGAAAATGAGCAACGACAAATCCCCTGTCAAAGTACCGGCCAACTACGGCTGGCAAGAGAACGGTATGTTCGTGTATGCAGGCAAGATTTACAGCGCTACAGCCGCGCCTGTAGAAGTGCCGATGCCCGGCCTTGAGAACATTGTGGCCAATACCAAACCCAAGGGCTCGATCGAGAACTGGGTGACGTTTATCAAGATGCTTATTGCAAAGAGGCTATACGGACACCTCTCTGTCGTTTTGGCAGGCGCCAGCGCCCCTTTTATGCGGTTTACGGGCATCTACGGCATGACCTACCACTGCGGCTCAACCGAGTCTGGTACGGGTAAGTCACTGGCATTGGAAGGGGCGGCTTCAATCTGGGGTCACCCAACGCACTACCGCACAGGTAAGAGCACTTCGCCTGTTGCAATGCAGCAACGCCTTGGTCTGCTGCAAAGTTTGCCTTTGGTGACAGACGAGATCACCGCCAAGAACCGCAAGGATTCTGAGTGGTTTCCTGAGTTCCTACTGGACATGACCGAGGGTCGCGGTAAAGAGCGTATGGAGTCGGGCGCTAACAAGGAGCGCTTGAATCTTTCTATCTGGCAAACAGTGGCCATCATGTCCTCCAATACCCACGTCGTGGACTACCTAACAGGTTCCCGCAAGCACTCATCGGAAGGTGAAATGCGCCGCGTTTTGGAGTTTGTCATGGACGAAGAACTGACATGGGAACCCCATGAGATTGAAGTCATCAAGTCGTTGCAAGAAAACTACGGTGTGGTTGGTCACGAGTTGGCTGAGTTCTTGGCTAAGAACGTACCAATGCTTAAGACACTTGTGCCTGATGTTGTGCGTAACTGCTACAAAGATTTCAGCGCCACGAACGATGAGCGATTCTGGATGGCGGGTGTTGGAACAATCATGACGGCTGGCGCAGTTCTCGGCAATAAGTATCTGAACATTGTTGACTTTCCACTCAATGAGATTAAGGAGTTTTTGAAAAGCCGCGTTAACGTAGCCCGTGGCACGGTCAGAACAAGCAAGCGCAACGCTGAAGATGTCCTCAACGGCTTCATCCAAGAGAACTACGGCAAGTTTGTGGTGGTACGTTTTAACGCCAAATCCGGTGCTAGTGCCCTGCTTGGTGACACCGCCTTGATCGACTCCTCTACTACTCGATCGGTAGTTATGGGGCGGGTGGAGCACGGCGTAACAGCCAACCATGTTGACTTCTACATCGAGGAACGTTTACTTAAAACCTTCTGCTCCAACATGAGCTTTGGTTACGCTGACTTTAAGCGCCAACTTGAGAAACAATTTGTAGTGTCTTACATGCCCAAGAAAGACCTGATGGCAAGAACCAGTGGCCCACCCATGAGGGTGTCCACCATGAAGATTTCGAGAGAAATTTCCAGTCTAGATGAAGAAGTTATCAATCCGCTATCCGTGGCAGCGGCTTGAAAAAGGGCAGGGGTTTTTTGTCCCCTGCATCGACACTGCGGCTGTTAGAACCGAGGGCTTGAACAAGGCCCTCGGCTTTCGTTTGTTTGACGCCCGAGCCAAGATTGGGATCAGGGACGGCTTTACTGGCGTGTGGTTTTATCGACTGCCTTAAGGAAGGCACGGGCGTATTCCGTTTGTGCCTTGTCGATACGCTCCAGCATTTCGTCTTTCTGCTCAGTTGTCATCTTGGGCGCGGCTTCAATCTGGCGACGGAACTTGGCAAACTCACCAAGTTTTTGTTGTACCGCGCCAGACACCGATGCTGCTGCCAACTTGTCAGCGTGCTCTTGGGCAAACGTTTTGGCTTCGGCCATCTTGCCCTGTTCAACCAAACGATTGAACGTGCCTTTGGTCTGCTGGATGTTGAGCATCTGGTCATACGCTTCATCAAGCGTGCCCCTGCCTTCCACGGGTTGAAACAAACCACCAATAAATGGCGTCTTACTGGCTTTAAGCGTGGGCTTGGCAACGTCAGCGCTCATCTCAGTGTTTAGTATCGGGTTGGCCAACTGCACAATACCTAAACCAAGACCGCCTGTGTAACCACGGATGAGGTAGTCAATACTGATTGGTGACAAACCTTCTTTGCCTGTGATCTGTTTAATTGTTTCGCTGCCTGTAATGCTTCCGAGCAGTTTGGCAAACTCTGATGTGGACTCGCGTGAGCGCTCACCAGCCAACATTTTTTGTTCACGTTGTGACTCGATGTCGCCACCAAAGAAAGATTTGCCAAGATACACCTCAGTAATAGGTTTGATAGCTTGTGGCAAGCTAAACGGGTTGGTCTGTGCCACCAGTTTGAGCCAACCGCCCACGGCTTTGGACGCTTTCTCGTCGTTGGATGCCATGTCAAGAATGGCCTCGGGCAACGCTTTGAACAAATAACCCAATTCAAACGGGATAGGTACACGCAGTGGTTCATCAAAGCCGGGGACATACACAAACCAGTTGCCGTAACGTTCTTCAGGCTTGGCTCGTTTGTACGCTTCATCGTCTGACATCAAAGCCGCGTAAGCCATTGTGCCTGCGGCCAGCATCAGACCACGAGCCACCATTTTTTGTTTAATTTTAAGTTGCTCGCTAAACGGCATCTGGCCTTTGTATGCGCGGTAAAGAACATCTAAGCCCTGAATCTGAGCGTTAAAGAACGGAATAATAATTGACAACGCTTGTATGCTGGGCGACAAACCACGGCGGCTGAAGTTCATTGACTCTAGCGTACGCAGTAACGCGGCTTGCTCGGACATGCCTTTTTCAAGGGAGTCTTTGTATATAACAGCACGGGTAGCCGCGTCACCCTGCATGGCAAACGCATCCGCTTTGGCAAGTAACTTATCCCATCCCGACTTACCTGCGGTAATGTCTTTGAGGAACTTAGCCGCATCACGTTGGTCGCCAGTGAAAACGTTGCTACTGATAGCGCCTGAACGCATCAGTTTGTTTTCAACTTCGCTGCGACCGGCCACCATACTGGCCAGCTCTTTGAAAGAACTTAGCACTGGCGTAGCGTCTGTGCCTGTGGTCAACCATGCGTTCAGAGGGTCGCGCACAACTTGACGTAAAGCATAGGCAGGATTGCGTGTTACAAACTTACGAAGCAAGTCAGCGGGGATACCCATCATCTTGATAGCGGCTGGCATCGTGGTTTTGATACCCTCCATGCCTTTGATAATAAGTTCCGCAGGGATGCCGTACTGATTTTTGTCGATGTAGACAAAGTGATCTTTGCCGTCAACTTTAAACCGCACGGTGCTGTCGCTTGCAGGGCCCGAACCTTCTCCAAGCGCGGATGCAATACCCATCTTTCGAAGCAAGAAAGCGGTTTCTTTGATTGACTGGTTACGAAGCGCTAAGTCAGTCAGCATGAACGTGTTTTGTACTGAACTTGTGAAAATAGGCAGAATGTTTTTATTACCGCCCACCAACTCTTTCAGTTGTGGTTCTGTCTTAACGTTACCAATACGGACGGGCGTCTCTTTGTCCACCATCAACTCAATGTTGCCACTGTTGCTGTTGACGCGGTAATACGGGATATAAGGTACGGACTTAAGTTCGTTGGCTAGTTTTGGGGTGATAGCGCCGGTCTGCACAAGAAAGTCGATCTGGCCATCGTTGTATTCTTTGTAGATACGAGCAGCTTCAAGCACTGCATCTTTCTTTGTCTTGTCGCTGTTGAGCAGACGCATGACATCGTTGTATTCCTTCTCGGCCAACGCAGGATTCTCGTAGTTGAGTTTTTCCCAGCCTTTAACTTTGGCACGCTCGCCTGCCACGTATGCAGTCAGGATTGCTTCGGCTTCTGAGTCATTGGCAAACTTGCCCTTGTTCAGTGCTTCGGCAACTTGAACCATGTTAGCGCCCTTAACGCTGTCGTAAACAAAGCCACCGCCTTCGCCTTTGCGCAAGATAAGTTTTCCGTTGGTCAGCGCCTGACCCGCATACTGGCTGCGCTGTTGGCCGAACCGCAAATAAAACTCTGCGTTTTGTGCTTCCAAGGAAGTGATGACGTTGTTGGCTACGCCACGTTTAAATGCCTCAGACAAGGCTGCGTCTTTGTCAATGAACTGAACACGGCCAGTCAGCCCCATGATGTTGCCAAGCAACTGGTCTTTTAGGGTAGGTTCTTTGGCAATGAAAGAAGCGCCATACTGCGTGGGTTCTTTCTTGGTGCGGAAGGCAATTTGGCCATCAGCCGCCCTGTACGGGCCAATTGTTTTGTTCTCAAACGCTTTGCGGGATTGCTTCAAAGCATAGAAGACGTCAGATGTTGATAGTACAGAGGAAGAAGTGAAGCCCAGATCACGCAAGCCTGCGCGAATCATGCCGACAAACTCTTTGAGCCATCGGCCAGCCTTTTCCCTGAAGCTCTCAGTTACGCGAGCTTCTTCGGTGTGCGCAATAATCTCACGCAAGACTTGAAGTCTTTGGACTTCTTCGCTCTTGCCCTGCGCTGCATTGAACTGGGCAGTCCTGATGACTTCGTCTACAAGTTTCTGACCACCAATTTCTTCGGCCAGTTTGCGTAGGTCTGTCTTGTTAGCGTATGCCTGTAAGCGCTCGATGCCAATGATGGTGTCGATGCCGTAGTGCCCCACGATCTCGTGGAACACGGTAGCTTCCAAGTCTTTCAAGTCAGCATGTTGGTCACCCACCACCAAAATAGTACCGTCACGGAACACAGCGCCCTGCACCATAGCCTCGGTTGGATCAACGCCTTCCTCTGACATGCGCTTGAGTAGCGCCACAGGGATCTTGCCGGGGTTTGCGGCATATACCAGCTTCACGTTGTTTGGCAGTTTACTCTGCACTTTTTCCATGAAATCCGCAGCTTCTTTGGCATCAATCGTGCCGCCTTCTGTTTCACGGGTGCGATAGGCTGTACCCAAATCGGAATCATTGGCCTCTCTAATAATTCGCTCTTGATCCTTGATGGATACTTTACCGGGCACACGCAACGGTTTAGGCAGGTTCTTCTCCGCCATGGGGGGCTTGCCTGTACGGGCAGGGCCAACTGTTTCAGTTGTACCTTTGCGGGTCTTAACCTTAGTAGCTTGCGAGCCTTCTTTAACCGCTTCGCCTGTAGCTGTACGCAGCTCTTTGGGAGCACGTTGTACTTTGCGGGTTTCTTGCCCCGTGCGTTTTGAAGGCGTTTCTTGTTTACTCTGGGACAGTGCTTCTTGGAAGTACGCAATCTGCTCTTTTAGCGTGGCTTTGTACTCAGGCGTCTTCTTGCCTATTTCGATGGCTTTGTTGGTGTACATGTCCGCAGTTGATCTACGGAACTCCATGACACGAAGGTCATCGTCACCATACTTTTCCTCTAACGCAACCATGCGCTTGGTCAAGTCTTTACTAAATTTTTCAAACTCAGGTTCACGCTGCCCCAACTCAATGGCCAGCGCACGCATCTTCTCAGATGTTTCGGCTTCTTTGCGGACATTGCCCTCGTTGATGCGCTTGGTTGTTTTGGCGGCACGGCTAATCGCTGGCCTAGTATAGACCTCACCCGCTGCTTTGCGGGATGCAATTTCTTCAGCTAACGCTTTTTCATACTCAGGCGTAGCTTTGCCAATCTCCAAAGCTTTTTCTTCCAAGCCTTGCGCACGACGTTTAACCAAACTTTTTACTTGCGAGCTGTCTTCACCAAACTGTTCGGTCTTGGCAGCAATGTTTTCGTTTACTTTATCTTCGTATGTCTTGTAAGCGTCTTGCTCTTTGCCAAGCCTAATGGCCAATGAGCGCAAGTCTTCTGACTTCTCTTGCTTGGCTTCTTGCGCTGCTTTGGCTTTGTTAGTCGCAACGCTTTTCTTTTCCACAGGCGTAGTTGTGTACAACTTGGCGTGAATAGCTTCAATGGCTTTCTCAACGGGCTTCAGGTTTGTCTCAACCAAAGCATCGCGTTTTTTTGTAAGCGTATCAATCTTGCTCTTGAGGTCATACTTCTCTTTGGCATCCAACTGGCGTGCACCACGGGCTTCGCCTTTACCTTGCTTGGCTCTGAGGTTCTCAACCTTCTCGGCCATAGTTGGGGTAGCCAAACCGCTTTCAAGTTGGTCGCTTAAAGTGTTTAGTTGGTTGTTGTACTCATCAATTCTTTCCAACACAGATTTCTTGGCGTTGCCTTGACGTGTCTGAACTTTGCGCAGTTGAGCATCAATTTCGTCTTTGATAAGTTCGTACTCAACCGCGGAAGCACCGCCTTTGTCATATACGTCTTGAAGTTTGACGGTGTCTACGATAGGCAAACCATCTTTACCAATAACAACTTGACCGTTTTTATCCAAGCGAGGACGCTGGATAGTTTCGTTGTTTGTGCCGTTGTCAAACTGAGCTTTTTGTTTGTTGTCGTAGTATTGACCAAAGTAGTCAGCACGCTCACGCTTAACACCAGCCAAGTCAAGGCGGTCATCCAACGCTTTAATCAAGCTGTCGGTTGTGGTTTTTTCTTCCTCAACTTTGGCATTACGCGCTTTGCGTTGGCGCTGTTCTTCAATCTTGGCGGCTCGCTCAATCGCCGACTCATCGCCGTTGTTAATGGCCGTGCGAAGTAAGTTAGCTTCGCCAAACAACTCCATTGTGCCTTTGGTTGGCGCAGGTGCGCCCAAACGAGAAATCTCCGCTTCGTACTTGTTGATCTTGGCTAGTGCGGCGTCAATTCGCGTGCGATCTCCTGACTGCGCGGCTTCTTTTAATTCTTTATTGGCCGCTTCCAGCGCTGCTTTAGACGCTTCTATCTGGTTGGAACTTAGTGTCGGCTTGGCGAGCGGCACAGCTTCTTTTGGGCCAGCATCAAACGGTTTTAAAACTTCCGTTGGTGTCTTTGGTAATGGGGCGTTTTCGCCCTCTTGCTTTTTGTATGCAACATAACTGAGGCCAGTTGTTTCTGGTTGTTCCGGCATTTCGCCAAACAACTCACGAGTTTGACCGCGTTGCTCAAGGTTGGCGGCTTTCTCTTCCAACACAGAACGCTTCTGACCAAAGCTGTCCATCAGGTCGGCACGCTCTTTCTTAAGTTCGTCCAGTTTAGTCGTCAGTTTGGGTAGCTCACCAAATGAGCCTAGCTGCGCTGCGTCCGCAAGCTTCTTCTGAGCGTTCTTGATCTTGGTGTCGATGCTGGCAAGCGCGGCTTTAGATTGGGTTTCCAGCTCTTCCGGCGTCTGTGTTGTGCCGCCTAGACCTTCGATGGTTTGAGCAGACTTCTCAACTTCTTTTTCAAGCGGTTCGTACTGTGCATACAACTCGTTAATCTTGGCTGTGTCGCCTGCATTAGCGGCGTCTTGCATCTGCTTTTGCAAATCGGCAAGTTTGTTTTTGAGCAGGTCATGCTGTTCCATTGCCCGACCCAAGTTGGGTTTTTCAGGCATGACTCGGCCAGCCATGATCGCACCGGGACGCTCAGTCTCTCTAACGCCTTGGGGCACAACAACGGGAGGAGGCGGAGCTTCTCCGGTAGGAGCAGGCAAAGCCAACATTGGCTCTGGCGCAGGTAACTGTGCTTGGGGTGGGGCAGCTTCGGCTGGTGCAGGAGCTTCTGATGGGGGTGGAGGAGGCGGCACTTGTGCTGCTTGAGCAGCGGCTTCTTGTTCTGCGGCTTGTCTAGCGGCAACTTGGTCTCTGGCTGCGCTTCTTTCTGACAAACGGCCTACTGCACCCAACGGGGCAAGCAGACCAACTTGATAAGCGGTCTGGCCATACTCTTTCATAGCATCAGGAGAAGTCAGGGATAACCCTGCCTGTGCACGCTCCAGCATTTGCTGTGCAATTTCTGTTGGCACTTCGGCCAACACACCAACACCAGTGCCTTTTGCAAGGGTGGCCAATAATTTTTCATCGGCAAGTTTTGCCGCTTGTTCTGCGGTCTTACCAAAAAAAGCTTTCTCGGGGATACCTGTTAGCTTGCTGACCAGTTTGCCGCCAAAAGGAATAAACGCTTGCGCTACATCCAACGCGGCTTGCGGGGCGGCTGCTAGTCCGGCAGCACCCGTGTCAATTTTAATTGGTTCGCCACGGGCAATTTGTTCTTGAGCTTGGCGCTCAATATTGCCGCCGTATTGCTGAATCAGGGAAGGGAGAAATGCGCCTGCAAGACCGCCCACCACACCGCCAGCCACAGTACCAGCAGGGCCAAGAGCCGTACCAGCCATAGCACCAAGACGCGCACCGCCAGCAGCAGTAGCAAGGTTAGGCGCTTGTTCGGCAATAGCCAAGGGGATTTGACGGCCGACTTCTTTAGCGGCAGAAAGAACGCCATCTTTGTTGAAGGCTTCCTTGACTTTTTCCATGCTGACTTGGTCAGCATACTTGTCAGATATTTCTTCGCCGCGCCGTATTCCGGCCCTAGCAGCTTCTTCGGGAGAACCAAACGCGCCTTCAATACCAGTGCGAAGACCGCTAAGCGTAGACTCTGCGCCTTTGCCAAGCGCAGCCATAAGCCCCTTTTTGGGAGGAGGTGCATTACCAAGTTCTTGAAGGACGGCGGCGTATGCCTGCTCGTCTGTCAGCTCTGTCGGAGATTCGACCTTGAACTTACCCCTACCGGGGATTTCAACTTGGTAAAGCGGCATACCCGCACCTCACTTATTGTTAGCCGCGGGTCACCTTGACACCTTCAGGTATTGCTACCCCGGCCGTAGCAGTCATTGTACTGGGAAGTTCTAGACCTGCCAAGGGGAAATAAAAGCTTGCAAGTTCGCGACGTTTTGCTTCGATCTGTTGGGGAGTTGCGGTTACGCCACCTAAAGACTGCTCCCACTTTTGCATTTCGCGTGAGATGTTATCCATAGCATGCTGGCGTGCAGCAGCGTTGTACTTTGTACCGGCTTCGGCTTGCTTGGCTTCGGTCTCGGCTTTTGTACCCAAAGCGCCGTAGTACTTCTTCATGATGTCCTTGTACTCAAGGTCAGTCTCACGCTTCTCGCGCTCTTTCTTAGCGGCTACAGTCTTCAGGCCAGACTCACCAAGTGCATTGAAGAAGTTGGGGTCTTTGTTGGCCAACAAGTTCAAACCCATCATCAAGTAGTCTTCGTCTTCAAAACCACCTTTTTTCTTCTCGGGTGTGACTTCTTTGGCCGCCGCAATAACGTCAGAAGGTCTAGGTGCAGCAGAAGGGCCAAGGTCGTAGAACTTGCTAAGATCATCGCCGGATGTGTTGATGCCGGTAGACTTGTCTGCGTTTGTAAGTGTTTTGATGCCTGACTCAGCAAGATTACCAGTTTGTGCAGCGGCAGCAGTACCACGCGCTTTGTCGGCCATCTCTGCTGTACGAAGCATCTCTGCACGTTGAGCAGTACCGGGGTATGCAGCGGCTTGTTTTTCCAACTCAGCGGCTTTTGCAGCTTCCGCGCCCACAGCGGCTTCGTCAGCAACGGCTTGGCGTCCGCGAGCAAGCGTATCAGCGGGAATAGCGCGGCCTTGTGCGTCCACAACCATAACAGGAGGCTCTGTACGCGGAGGTTCTAGGCGCATATTTACAGGTGTTTGCACCCGAGCTTCTGCTTCCGCAGCTTTTGCTCTTTGCGCCAGTGCAAGCGATTCCAAACCTTCAGCAGTCTGAGCAACTTTACGGGTGGCGGCAAATGGATCAAAAGCCATACCAGCAAACTCGCCGGCAGTGCGGAAGCCACGTAGGGTTGGGTCTGTAGA